AGATCACCTCGTATTCATCCGGGAACACGGCCCCTTGGATGCCCCACCAGATCGTGACAGGCGCGCCGCTGATGCCGTAGTCGCACCAGTCGTCGAGCACGCCGCCGGCGTTGATGAGCACGACACGCCCGCCACCTGGCACGACCTTGCCGCCCATCCGTGAACCGCCGAACAGGTCTTGCTGCCACTGCCCGGCGCTGCGCAGCAAAGCACGGATCACGGTGTCTGGCGGCGTGTCGGTGGGGGTCGACGCGAAGCCGTGCTCCGAGAAGTAGAAGTCCTGCGTGTTGCCCACGGTGTCCACCGTCGGCGTGATCTGGACGACCACCCGACGCTGACGGCGATCCTGCGTCATGTCGAGCGCGCTGCCTGCAACGCGGCGCGGCTGTCCATCGCCGTGAGTTTCTCGACCACCATGTCGAGCCTGCTGATCGTCCTGAGCAGCCCCTCGGTGAGGGCGCCGATGCCGGCCTCCTGGTTCTCAGAGGTCGACACCTTGGTGAGCATTTCCGCAACGGACTCGGCGGTCGTCTTGGCGTTGTCGGCCATTTCCTGCCAGATCGGCGAAGGATCAGCCGCGCGCAGCGGTGCGTCGAGCGGGTCAGCGTAGGACGAAGACCCGGCCGGGTTCTTGGCTTTGTCGATGATCTCGCCCGCGACCCGTGCAATGTCGTCGATGCTTGCAGCGCTGCCGAGCTTGCCGAATTCCTGCATCGCCCAGTCGGGCAGGCCGAGCTGCTGGAGCGCCGCCATCGTGCCGCCTGCGGCCTGCTGCGCGAACTGGCTGAACCCGGTCGTGCTGTCTGCCGCGAGCGTGCCGAGCGCGTCGAAGCTGCCGGCCATCTGGGCGCCTGCCGCGTCGAGCAGGTGGAACAGCGCCCATGACGGGTCGTTGTTGTCGCTCTCGAAGACACCGCGCACGCTGACGCCGGCCCGGTTGCCGAAGGCGCCCGACACATCGTTGAGGATGGCCGACACGGTGCCGGCCAATGCGCTGACCGCCGCCTGGCTTTGATCGTTGCGGTTCCCGCCTTGTGCTGCGGTGATGTCGGCGATGCCGCCCGATGCATCGGCCAGCGCGTAGCCGCCGACGTGTGGGGTTTTCTTCTTGTCGAGCGCAGAAAGAAGCCCGATGCCGAGCGCGATCGGCCCCAGGGCGCCGACGCCCATGCCAAGGCCGGACATGATGCCGGCGCCACTGCCCGATCCGAGCAGGCTACCGGAAGCCGACAGGATGCTCCCCAGCGACGCCTCCCCTGTAAGCCAGCCCGCACCGGCCATGAGGCTACCGCCGAGCCCACCGAGCAGCCCACCGCCGCCGAGCATTTCAGCGCCACCAGTCGCAGCGCTAGCCGGTCCCATCATTCCGAACAGACTACCCAAAGCACCGGCGACCGGCGACATGATCATCTGGATCGTCGGCTTCAAAACCATCGTCTTGAAGCTGTTGATCAGCATGTCTTTGAACGCCTTTGCCATCGACTTGCCGGACTCGAAGCCGCGCATCAGCGCATCGGTCAGCCCGTTGTTGATGCTGTCGGTCGTCTTCTTCCATTCGTCAGCCGCGGCCTTGGCCTCTTTGAGGACGATGCCCTCCTGCATCAGGCTCGCGCGCTGGCGCAGCAGCCTGGCCTGCTCTTCCAGCGCCGCGTTGCCGCCTTCGTTGGCGGACTGCCATTCAAGGTCGCGCGCCGTCGACAGCGCGACCGCCGACTTGCGGTCGTTCCACGCCGACTCACCGATGCGCAGTTTCTCGTTCTCTTCGATCAACGCCAGTACACCGTCACGGACCTTTTCTGTCGCCTTCCACTGTTCCTCTGCCATCTTCGCCGTATGTGCAGCCACACCCTTCAGCGTCTCTGTGTACTCCTTGGCGACGGCTGACGCCTCTTCTTGTTCAATTCTTGACTCGATTGCTTTAACAAGGCGGATCGTTTCGGCCTCTGTAAGCTTCAACGTGCCATCACGCAGCTTCGTCATGACATCTAGCGCTTCTTTTTGCGCGGCTGTCAGCTTCTGGCCGGCGTCGGTTTCCTGGCGCGCGGCCTCGGTGGCGCTTTCGATCTTCGTGATCAGCTTGGCGATCTCTTCGGCGCGCTTGGCCTCGGCCGACGCCACGCCCTTGGTGGCGGTCTCCTGCTCGTTCGTGGCGATCTTCATGACCCGCTGCGCGGCGACGATCTTGGTGCCGGCCTCGGCGGTCTTGGCGGCGGTGCCGTCCCACACGCTGCCGATGTTGGCGATCGTCTTGGTCCAGTCGGTCTTGATGTCGTGCATCAGCTCGGCGCCGATGTTCTTGGCCGCGGTGAAGTCGCCCGAAATGAGCGCGACCAGCGCCGCCCCGACCCCGCCGACGACCTTGCCGAACGTGGCGAACACCTCGATGCCGCCGACGATCAGTGTGTAGAGGCCCTTGAGGATGTTGCCGAAGAACTCGGACGCCTTGCGCGTGGCGTCGGTGTCGAGCGCGAGCTGCAGCATGCCGCCGGCCATGTCGTTGAGCGTGGGCAGCATCTGCGTGGCGATCTGCCGCGAGGTGCCCTCGACCCCCATGCGCAGCAGCTCGACCGTGTCGTTGAACTTCTCGCTTTGCTTTGCGGCGTCTTCGCTGATGACGAGGCCGAGGCGTTCTGCCATTTCGGCCATCTCGCGCATGCCGGCCGATCCTCCGTTCAGCACAGGGATCAACGCCGCGCCGGCTTTGCCGAACAGCTCCTGCGCCAGCGCGGACTTGGCGGCGCCGTCCTTGATGCCTGCGAAGGCGTCGGCGGTGCTGTAGAGCACGTCCTTTATCCCGCGCATTGATCCGTCCGCGTTGCGCGTCTGAATCCCTAGCTGCTTGAATGCGTCGTTGCCTTCTGTCATGCGCTTGGACAGTTGCGCCATCGACGTTGCCATCGCCTCGCCGCCGGCCCCGCCCAGGTTGAACGCGAGCTGCAAGCCGGCGAGATCCTGAACCGCAATCCCTGTCTTTGCTGACAACTTTGCGGAAGCGTCGGCCGCGTCGATTGCGCCCTGAATCCAGCCCGAGAAGGCGCGGACGCTCAAACCAGCGGCCATGCCGATCAATGCATTCTTGGCGAAGTTCGCCGCGCTGCTGATCTTGTCCGACGCAGCGCCGACGATGCCCTTGGCTTCGTCCATGTCCTTCTTCAGACGCGCCATGTCGGCCATCATCTGAATTTCAAGCGTGCCGGCGATCATGTTCTGGTCCTTGGTTTTGCTCGTTCACGCAACGCGGCGCCGAATCCTTTGGACAACGCCTCACGATCAGCAGGCGCTGGGGGCGACCACGGCGGCGGCGCCCCCGGTTCCTCGGAATCGCATAGCTCGACAACGTAAGCCCGCGACAACTTCCGCAGGGCCTGCGCTTCCCATGGTTCAATTGGTGTGCCTGTTGCCTGCTGCCACGCCATCAAGTCGGAGTAACTGATTGCGCCAGGCCGTCCCGATTGCGTCTGCATCGGGCCAACGTCGAAAAGGTATCCGACTAGATACGAAGCATGACCCGCGTCTGGAAGTGACCGGGCCGCTTCGTCGTTCACCCTGTCCATTCGTGGACGCTTGTCGCCGTCCTGACTTCGCGGGACGGCACTAAGCCACGCTATCTGCCGGACATGCAGGGTCAGTTGTTCGCTGACCCCTGCGAGAAATTTGCCCAGTCGCCCGACTTCTTCGCAACCTGTTCAGCGATGAATCCGAGCCCAGGATCTGAATAGATGGCGATGAACTTGTCGCGCCCATCGAGATCGTCGTAGGCGACGCCGAGGTCATCGGTGATGTCTGCCAGAAACTCGGCCTGGTTGCGCAGTGTCTCGTCCGCACTCAGCGTCAGCGCCTGTCCCTTCTGGACCTTGGCGAGCAGCTTTGCCTGTCGCCTTGCAGTGGCGCCGATGTACTTCCTGGAGCCTGGACCGTGAATGGTTGCCATGCACGGTGTGCCGTCTTCGTTCAGCAGCGGCGCGTCAGTCTCGTCGACCAGCGGAAACTGCAAAGTGATTGCCACTTTGCGTGTCTTGATGTCAAGCATTGAATAAATCCTCGTTGGGGATGCAATGCCGGTGCCCAGCCCGCCCGCCCCAACGAGAGGCGAAGCGAGCCGGGTCCGTGCTGGGGTCTTCCGGCTCACACAGCCAGAGATTCGACCACGCCGATGCCAGTCGACGAGGTGGTGAGTTCAAGAACGCACGACGCGGCGGTGATGTTGTCGACGCCGCCAAGGACAACCTTCCACGACATGACTTGCCCCTGGAAGTAGTAAATGTCGCCCTTCTGGTCGAGCACCTTGAAGGCGTAGTTGTTGTCCGACAGTGAAGCTGCCTTCATCAACACTTGGCCGGCATCATCGGTGTCGAGGCCGATTTGCAGACTCATCTGGCCTTCGTTGAAGCTGCCCTTCTTCTTGACCGTCCCACGCGACGCGACAGGGCTATGGGTGACGAGGTTGTAAACACGGCCAAATTCACCGTAATTCGTGACCTCGCCGACGGCGGTATATGTCAAGGCACCGTAGCCAGCGACATCGAACGTAGTCGGAACTCCTGCCGACACACTGAATGTCGTGCCGGCGGTTGTGCGGGTTGCCATTTCAAATCCTTTCAATTGCAGAATGAAAAAAGCCCCCGGATGGGGGCCTTACGTCGCCGAGCACCGGCTGACTTCGTGTCAGGCGTTTTGTTGGTAAACGACCTGAAAATCGGTAATGCTTACAGACAAACCTGAACGGCTGTGAGGCAGGTCCGGGCCTGTCATCAGTTCACGAACCACGACAGCAGAAATGCCGCCGATAGTCCCGCGCTTCCCGTGGCAGGCGCTGCGCACCAGACGCTGTAATGCCTTCCTGGCTGGATATTGCGAGTCCTTGTGGATGATATCCACTTGCACCCTTGCATATCTTGTTCTGACTGCCGCAGCCAGCGACACTTCATCGAATGCCATGTCACTGATGACACGGTAAACAATAGCTGGCGCGGGGATTGATTCCGGCAGCTCGTCTGGATAGATTGCCGTCCCGACGACATCAGTTACAGCCGCAGCCCCTGATAGGACAGCGTACATGACTGCTTCGGCGCTCATTCGTCGCCCTCTTCAAACGGCGCAGGGACGTCTATCCCGTGCTTGGTTGCAAGCCGGTTGCGGATGTAGTCAGCGACTGCTGCGGGCGCTTTGGCGACGTTTCTATCGAGAGCAGTCCGCATGAACGGGCGCGGCGTGATTCCTGGGTGCATAACCTCGGAAACACCGATTGCAAGCATACTTCCGGGCTTGGCCTTGATAACGTGGGCCTGGGTTCCGTACTCGATCATATGGGCATAGAAGGGGCGTTTGTCCTTCTTCGTCGGGCCAGCTTTTACGGAAGCCGTAACCGTCCCACCTTTTAACTTGGTTCCGGCCCGCAGCGAATCCCTAAGAGCACCAGTTTGGTCGATAAATCCGGTTGTGTGCTGGGCATCACTGAGCATGAGTTTTACACCCGCACGCATTGCCCCGCGCATGATATTCGCTTCCATCTTCGTAGGCAGGGTTTCGAGGGCTTTCTGGAGGTCAGCCAATCCCTTGATGTTGGTATCACTCATGGACCCATTCCTCACACGCCAGCTCAAGCCATTGCCGGTCGGCAATCTCAGCGCTCCCCGTGATCCGCAAAAGCCGCCCGTTGTAACTGATGCGCGTCTGGCTCTTGTCCAGCGCACGCCAGCGAATCCACACCTTGTGCGGCCTGGCGTAGTTATCAACAGCGCCGACGCCGGAAATCACGGCAGTCGATGACTCGACGACCTTCGCCCACACCGTCGCACTCACCCACGACTCAACCTCTGCGCCGGTTGCAGTGTCGCGCGTCACGCTGCGCGTCTGCAATTGAACCTGGCGCTTGAGTTCGTAGGACTTCGGGAGTTTCACGAGTAGTCCCACACCGTGCGGATCGAGTCCTCGGCATACTTGTTCTTTTCTTCACCGTCCTCTGCCCTCTGCACCTCGCGCAGAATCCAGACTTTTATGCCGTTTGGAACGGCCGAAGCGTCACCATACCCGGCAACAAACCGGACGCGAACAGCATTCATGGTGTCTAGCGTCTCGGGCCACGTATAGCCAACGGCAGGCGACACAAACCCATTCACGGTGTCTAGGCTATACGCGGCAGAGTCTAGCGTCTGCTCATCGCCGTTCGTGTCGATGTACTTGATAGAAGTGATTGACACAAGCGGAAGCGGGCGAAGCCTGATTTCAGCCGCCGGGAATAGGTCTATGACCTCTTCAAGCGTGCGCGACACAAACGCCTTCCCGGTAGCGTGTTCTGCCTCTTCCCTTGCCGCTGTGATTGCCATCGAGATAAGCGTATCGCGCTCAGCCACCGACGGATCACAGCGAAGCATCAGCCTCGCCTCTGCCAGTGATACCGGCTCTTCATCCGGCGGCGTTATAACAATCGTTGTCATCGTGTCCGTCCTGCTGTCTGGCGCTTCCGTCCCGTTGTTGTCATTGGCATCCGTTGGCGCCCTGCGATTACATGGCCGACTGGTGGCGCGCTATTCGGATTGATAGGCGCAGCGCCGGTGATGTAAGCCGAGCAAGCTGCCGTCGCCGTCCTTCTCTTCTGCAACACCGCATCAGCCGATGATGTCGACGCATTCGTAATCGCAATCGCCGCGCTGATGCTTGCCGTTGTCGTGTAGGCAATCGAAAGCGCAGCGGACAGTGATGCAGACGCCGTGCGGGCTTGCTGAATCGCAGCCGACAAGGTGGCAGATACAACGCTCCCGGCTTGCAGGTAAGCATCAAGGCTTGCCGTTGCCGACGTTGCCTTGCTGACAGCCGCCGACAAGCTCGCATCTGCACTGCGGGCCGTTTGCAATGCCGCATCGACGCTTGCCGTCGTGGCATTGCTGGACGCCAGTGCAGCATCCATGCCAGCCGATGCGGTTCTGGCGACCTGTAGCGCAGCCGACAGACTTGCGGTTATCGACGCACCGGCCTGCAAGTAGGCATCGAGCACCGCCGAGGCGGTTTTCTGCTCTTGCAGCGCAGAGTCAATCGCCGCCGTTGCAGCTCCCGCAGTCTGCGCCGCCGCGCCAAGTGACGCCGTTGCAGTCCTTGCCGCCTGGGCTACCGCGTTAAGCGATGCGGTGCCAGTTCTCGACACCTGCAAAGCAGCGGACACGCTTGCCGATGCGGTGCGCGCGATCTGAAGCGCCGCACTAAGGCTTGATGTCGCCGTGACGACGGCAGCAGTGCTGAACGTCGCCTCGACCGGCGTTGCATACGTCAGCGCAACATCGTCATAAACCGTCCACGCGAGCGTGTAGCCCGTGCCAGGAGTCAGCGTCGTGACGAGCGTCGCTTCGGTGATCGTGCCCGAGCCAGAACCCGGCGCAGACTCGCTGCCGTAAACCGAGCCGCCCGTGACCGTCTGTAGGCGAATCTGCGCACCTGTCGGCGTGCTCCAGCCAGACGTTGCGCCGATGGCCCAATATGCGGTCTGTGCCATGTCAGTACACGTAGCTGACGCGCGGATAACCGCCCGTCGTCGTGATGCCCGTCATCTGCGGGGCTGACAGGGTGGGCAGGCCGGATGCTGCGGAGAC